CCCGGAAAATATGATGATAGCCATGAAACAATCTGGGGAGCTTCTTGCTTGGATTGTGGATCTGTTCAAAAAAGACGGCAATAGGTTTATGATAGCTGATAGTGATCTTAATCCCTGTGAGAAACTTATCAGACACGGCGCTATAATTGGAGTCGAAGAAGATTTTGTGCTGCCGTATCGTCTTCCTAAGCCTGTTGATATAAATGGTGACGTTCATACACATGTGTACATAGTAGGATCGGTAGACCTTCATCTGGCTATAAAAAGCAAGAACGTAGTTCACCATTATGTCATAGATTGGAAATCAGGAAATAAGGTTTTTGATTCTAAGAAATTGGAAACGAATTTACAGCATCCTATATATTCATTTTACATCTATAGAAAATATGGTGGAGTTTTGCCAGATATGAACATCTATTTCTTTACCAGAACCAGGCAGTACCAAAAGGTTAAGGTAGATGAGGAACGTAAAACAAAATCTATAGAGATGCTAAATGACACTTTATCCAAAATGTATGATTTTGAAGATAATAGTGTAAAAACATTTCAAGCGTACATCCAGGGAGCAGAAGGAGCCAGGTATAGCAAGAGGCGTGCCACCCTAAGCCAGCCTGTTTCGCAAAACAAGCTGCCCTGCCCGTCAGCACTGTGTTATTATTGTGACTTTGGATTACATAACAAAAACGAATGCCCTTTCTCTTCAGATTGGGATCCGTCTAAAAAGATAAAACGATGAAATACGAGGATGTTCAAAAGTTAAGAACAAAATACCGGCAAGATCCGGAGGTTATAAACGTAGAATACATGAGAGACGTTGCTGTAAGAAGCGGGAATTTTAAGAAAGCATTTGAGCTTCAGGAAAGACTGGAGGATATATGGTTTAACTACTTAAAAGAGGTGCAATGAAAGAAGTATTGATAGCAGGAGCAGCGGCCTTTTTATTATTATACTTGTTTGTAACGATTCTTATAAAAATAAGCATGGCAATAGATCGGTATAAGATGAAGAAGAAGACCGACAAAATAAAAGTCGGTCAAAGATACGAATACGAAGGCTACTTCATGGATCCATTTGAAAGAGGCAAGCATGTGATTAAGATATTAGACATAAAGGAAGGGTTCGCTCTGTACGAGTACGGAAAAAGCCCAACTTTATTATTTTCTATGGAGCTTGAAGATATTGTTAAAAGATATGTTTTAATTACTGATGTTAAACACAAGTAAGTCATGAAAAAAGAAGTTACAATCAAGGAAGATATGGTTGCGTTTTATAAAAATGCAGGAAAGGAACTATGGATTTATAACGGACTTTTCAGAAACAAGGTATTGTCTATAAAAAAAGATAAAGCCATTATCATGTGTGAAACTGATGCTGAATATGCTGTACTGATAGAAGATAATCAGTTTATTGCCGTAGCAAAAAACATGGATTATGATTACTGCTGCGCATTCACATTAGGTAATGCCGAGGCTTATGGAGATCGTATGGGCATATCGTGCAGTGTATGCTTGCTCGAAGATAATGAGAATAAAGCAAGGGAAATGTTGAAAGAGGCGATAATAGAACTTTCAAAAAACAGTAAAATAGATTGCGATGGGCTTTGAACTTAGACCTTACCAAAAAGAGGCAGTAGATGCCGGGCTTAAGTTTCTTACAGGAAGATCTAAGAAGCCTGGCATAATCGTAGCTCCATGCGGATGTGGAAAGAGCCTTCTGATATCCAAGATAGCACATGAAATAAATAGACCGACATTAGTATTACAGCCCTCAAAAGAGATTCTGGAGCAGAATTATGCAAAGGCCGTATCATTCGGTTCTAAACCTACTATATATTCTGCTTCATGTGGTATAAAGGAACTGTCGGCTATGACTTATGCTACACTTAAAAGCATAAAGAAAGACGTAGCAAGGTTGAAAGATATAGGGATAGACACCTTATTGGTGGACGAATGCCACTCGGGGTATTCCCCGGAGGAAGGTTCTGAATTTATGGAGTTTATGAACGGGTTTCCAGAGGCGAAGGTGCTGGGCTTCACCGCCACTCCCTGCCGCCTCCGAACCTACAGTTCCATGCTGGAAGGGAACTATAGCAAGCTCAATATGCTGACGAAAGACGAGCATAACTTCTTCAAGAAAATAGTTCATGTGACTCAAATACAAGAACTAACTTCTCAAGGGTTTTGGTGTCCACTTAAGTACGAACGATGGTCGTTTGATGAATCGGCTCTGATGTTAAACAGTACCGGAGCCGAATACACCAACGAATCTATTAAAGAAAGTATTGTACGAAACGGCTTAAACAACTCTATCTACAAGCGCCTTCTTCAACTTATGAACGAGCGTAAAGCCATTTTGGTTTGCATGGATTCTATCGAATCATGTAATAGAATATCAGAGTTCATGAATGCCAGGATGGGGGCCATAACCGGTGTCGTAACATCGCTAACAACCAAAAAGAAAAGAGAGCAAATCATATCAGATTTTAAAGAAGGTAAGTTGAAGGTGGTTTTTAATTATTCAACGCTTGCTACCGGATTTGATTTTCCTGAACTTGATTGCGTGATGTTTGGTCGCCCAACGTTCTCATATTCAACATATTACCAAATATTAGGCCGCGCCGTACGCATCCATCCTGACAAGAAAGAGGCACTGATAGTTGATTGCTGCGACAACATGAGGCGTTTCGGTCGGATAGAAGACCTGACAATCGAACAATTCCCTTCTAAGGGCTGGTGTATGTTTGCCGGCGATCAACTTCTGTCCAATATAAGGATGGGTGATATTATTACCAAAGACGAGATCCTTCGCCGGGCAGCCTCGCTTAAATCTGTGAATGGAGATGGTAGGAGAGAAGACGATCTTGACAGTATAATAATGTGGTTTGGAAAATATGAAGGAATTAGATTCAAGGACATACCGGTGTCGTATTTTAGGTTCTTGGCTGAGAATATGGCAGTAAAACCAGGAGATAGGAAAGAAAAGATTATCGAATATTATAATAGGATAAAGGCATGAACAACAAGAGAAGAAAAAAAATATCGGATGTTATTAACAATGTAAATAAGTATAAAACAGATTTTGAATACATCAAATCAAAGTTGTCGGAGTTGAAGCACAACATAAATTCAGCCAAAGATGATGTTGATATGATTTTAGACGAAGAGACTGAGGCGAGAGATAATATACCGGAATCGTTACAAGACTCAGAAAGATATTGGGAATCAGATCAGGCTGTAACTGATATGGAGGAGGTGGTTGATGACATGGAAAGTATTATAAATGATATAGATGATGTGATTTCGACCATAGATGGGAGCATTAAAACCATAAATGGTTCTATAAAAGTAAATTTGGTAGGAATAATGTGAGTCCATAAAAACACTATAAGTAAAATTTAACACTATAATTTTTTATTGATGTATCATGATGTATATATTTGCATCATGATATTTTTTTAGTGTTATATTTCATGAAAACAAATGTTACAATGGTATCGAAAGATCGGGAACTGTTTGGTGTTATAATTAAACAAGACACCAAAACATCATTTATGTCCTTAACAGACCTACAAGAGGCTTATACGAGAAAAAGGATAGAAATGGGATGGAATGAAAAGAGAATAGAGAACATTCTGTCCAATAAAGAAAGTGCTGAACGAATATACTATATCCTTGAAAAACAGGGATATACGATAGAAGCAGGATTTCCTGGTTTTATCCAATCTGTTGAAAAAGAATCACTTATAAAAGTGATGAAAAAGATGGGAGCTTATAAAACTATGGGAAGAGGAGAGAATAGGAGGACGATGTGCAATCCTTATATATGGGTTCTTGTAGCTATGGAGCTTAACCCTATGCTGTATGCTGAAGTAGTAACATGGTTGACGGACAAACTTATTTTAAATAGGATAGAAGCAGGAGATAAATATAATGTCCTATCAAGGGCCATATCAAGATTTCCTGATGCTGATTATACGAGAATGGCTAAAGGCCTCAATTGGATCGTTTTTAACGAACATGAGAGCATGATAAGAAACAGAGCAACTCAAGAGCAGTTAAAAGAACTTGAAATGCTTCAATCCAATCTTGCATTTTGTATAGAAATGGGAACCATATCTTCTTTTTCCGATTTAATAAACATGATGGGGGCTATATATAAGAAAAAGTGGGGATCGGGAGCAGTATCTTCTAAAAATATAAAATCTTCAAATAATGGAAACAAATGAATTAAGGGAAATACTTAAATTGTATGGTCTTCAACATGATGTTGTTATCAACAAAAGTTCAAGAAGGTATTCTATTATCTTAGACAATAACATAATAGGAACCAATCACGACAAAGAGAAGGTGGTTGTGTTCCGTCCTATACCGGAAGGGAAAAACACATTCTGCATGGAGCGAGATAGGTTCTACACGGAGTTTGAAGAAGCTTTTGATGATGATAAAGCCATAGAATCCGTAAGACAATATTTTGAAAACAACAAAAACAGAAAGTCATGAACGAAAATGAAGTATTTAGATTAAAGGGCAGAATAGCCATATCCAACCTATCACGTGAGGACAAGGATATGATAAATAGCATCCTTGATGGTATCAATAAAAAGGATGAAGATGAAAAAGGGTATGTCTATACCGTAAGAATAAAACAAAACGACGGAAGGGTTGTGTATGCTACTTTATTTTTTAAAGACAAGAAAGGCCCTACATTTGAAGATTTAAAGAAGGAGCTTGATGACATGGGAGTTAAAAGTGATAATTATAGCAATAACGGCATAATTATCATTAACCGCATTGTTATGAGCGGAGAAGAATTTGATCGCTTTGTAGGAGATGATGGACGATATTATTAGACAGTTAATTAAAATAACGATAAAACAAAATAAAAGATGGACGATATTATTATTAAAAAAGGAACCGATGTAGTTCTTAACAGAGATCTTAATGTTCGTGAAGTAACAGTAGCCAGAAAAGGACTTAAGGTTGCATGTGAAAAGGATATCAAAAAAGGAGATACAGAAGTTACACTGTCATACGAAGGTCGTATGGAGTTCGATGTACCAGTTGAATATATATCTAAGAGTGATAATACTCTTTTTGAAAATAAAGAAAGTAAGTCGGTAAAGAATGACATCATTGACGATAAACTACGATGGGATTTGCTTCCAATGGAAGAGATTGAGGATATTGTAAGAGTCTATCATGCTGGTGCAAAGAAGTACGGACCCAATAAATGGCAGAACCTTGACAACGGGTTTGAACGGTATCGTGCTGCGGCTGCCAGACACCTAATGGAATACATGAAAGGGGAAAGAGTGGATTCCGATACAGGATGTTTTCATCTTGCACAATGTGCATGGAACTGTATAGCTATGCTGTGGTATGACAAGCATGGAAAAGGGTTGATACCATTAAACAAGGAGGAAAAGAAATGACAATAGAACAACTAAATTATTTATTAAGAAAAGAGCTTTATGCTATAAAAAACCATAAAGACAATATTGATAGAATTAAAAAAGAATACTTTGATTCCAATTATGGGTTAAAAGAAGGAGATAAGATCCGTATTTTACACGAAACAGGAGATGAAATGATAGGCTTCTTGAAAAAAGTTGAAGTATGTGAAGACGGAGATCTGTACTTGACAATCCAAAAACAAAACGAAAAAGGTGACAGAGGCAGAGGGAAATGGAATATGTATCTATCATCAAAATTAATTAAAATTGAAAAATTATTAGATTAATAACGATATGATTAGAGCAAGATTTTACATTAAAAAATCCGACTGCGATAACGACTACCGTCCAGTTAAATGGCCTATAAAATATCCATATTGGTGTAGTGCAGAATCCGGTAATTCATTTGTATTGGTGGCGTATGCTGAAGATGAAGACAGCATAAAAGAACTGTGGCCGGAGGCGTATGATATTAATGTCTTAGAGAAAGATACCGAAATTAGATTCACATTAAGATTTCCTAAGCCGGAATGGTATGAATTGTACGAAAGGGAATTAGAAGAATATGATAGATTTATATGGGTTACGGATGCGTGCCTGAGAGACGGTATAATAAGAAAAGTAAAAGCTAAAATAGAAGAGTATGGTGGTCTTTTGTTAGCCGACATCCCTGATAGGCTCACTCCTTATGAAATAGGAATGGATGCTTTTGAGAGCAAAGAAGAAGCTTTAAAACATGCAGAGGAACGGAGAGCGCACCTGATCGAATCTATTAAGAAAAAATTGAATGAACTTGAAAATCTAAAATTTGAATATGATAATTAATTACGCGGCAAAAGCCAGAAAAGCTTATTTGATAAACAATTTCGATAAGATTCTTAACAGTCTCAACACGCTTCATTCAACGGTTGAGACCATGACGTTGTTCGTAAACGACCAGGCTTATAATTACATTCTTAAGCTGAAGGAAGTGATTAAGGGTGGTCCTATGTACAAACATAATGTCAAACGATTCTTGAATGATATGGATAAGGAGATAAAGAGGTACAATGCTTCCATCTACTACATAAATAAAGAGCGTAGTGAGGTTATAGCTGATATAACACAAGCGATGGAAGATTGCCTCATGCCATACATAGACGATCTGGCCGGCGCTATAAGGGCAGCCGTGTGGTCGAAGGGTGTGTCCGAGGAGCGGACGGAAGCGGCGGTACTGTCCCTAATCGTATCCTCCTTGGCCACGACATCAGGCAGACTTATTTCAGGTGGATATCAGATTATGAAAGAAATGGGTGGAGGCTGGGGTGGTAATCCATTTACGTTTATGAGCATTGATAAGATAAGACACTTATCTACATCATTATCTGATGCTATTACCGGTGGTGAAATAGCTCTTGAAGAAAAAGAAGCCAATGACATAACTAAGGCAATGGATGTTTTTATTGAGAAAATGTCTGATTCGGATATTGTTGATAAGGTGATCAGCATACTCGAAGAGGCAGAATCTGAAAATAAGGAGGAGCGATCATGAATTACTTAGATGGGTACGTAGAAGAGGTCCTTTCCGAGCCGTATTATGATGATTACGGATCGGGAATTTTTAGGTGGTGGGTAAAAGTATCTTACGTTTGTGAAGGCATAGGAGCTGTCACTACCTTAATGTTTGATACAAAAGAAGAAGCAGAGGCAGTAAAACCAGGTTACAAATTTTTATGTTGAAAATAATATGAGGTATTTTATTTTATTGATGACACTTGTGTTATCATCATGTTCGCGTGTTAATCATGTTAATGACGGATGGGTTATATATGATCTACGTCCTTTAGATGGTGGATGTATAATGTATTATGGTGAAGACGAAAGAATTTCAATATTTGATAATAGGTTAATAAAATTCGTTGGACACCAAGGGGAATACAATATAGGAGATTCTATTAAGATCATAAAAGTGAAATAATATGGAAAAGAATTTAAAACTCGTATGTCCAAAATGTGGTACCCCTCACCAGCCTCATTCTCCGCACACGATGGATGCAGATGGATTTGAAAGGTGTGAGATAAGAACTATCATGGAAGACAAGGGATGGTGCTACGAATGCTCTTTTTGGCAAAATATGTACGACAAGCACAAAGACGATCCTGGATGGGTTAGGATAGACGGTGAAAGCTGGGTGCTTAAGCCTATGGTGAAAAACGTACCAAACGGATGGAACTGCCTTGGATGTGGTGGAAGAAAAATGTATATCAATATCGAAGGGAAAGGCATTGTTACATCAAATAACTGCTGGTGTCAAGGTGATGTTTCGGACGCATTCAAGGATCTGATGCCTGATAATGCTACTTGGGCTACGAAGGAGGAATTTGACAAAGCTCCTGTAGTAGGACATATCATAGAAGGTATTGGTTTAGTTTTCACGGATAGGGGAGGTCATGAAGTTAATGCTTAGAAACTTATTTCATGTTCTGCTTATACAAGAAAAGATGGTAACTACAACAATCCCCAACCATACAATAGGCGTACGGTTGGGGATTGTTGTCATATCGTAAAATTAAATGTTTTTTCTAATATCAGATATTCAGTATGAACTTTACTTCCGCCATCATCTATCAAGTCCAAATTAATATAAGCTGTATATGATACATGATGATCACCAGGAGTAAGACGTTTCATTTCTGATAAGAACATAGAATTTAAACCTTGGCCGGACCATGATTCTGGATATGGCAAAGGTGTAAAGTCGGCATCTGTACATCTTATAGCCCAAGTAAGATTAGGATCTGCCCTAACTATTCTATCATGAGGTCCATCAATTACAAGATCTGGCATCTCATATTGGTAACTATCATAATTAAGGACAATAGGATCACCAAAGTTTACACCGTATATAGTAGCAGGTGGAGTAAAGCTTGTTATTAAAAAGGTTCTATTAATCCTATTAGTTGTTCTTAGCGTAAACTCATCAGGAGCTATCACACTTACCCCAAATCCATAATAAGGAGAGATTGTTAAAGCAATAGCAAGAACCACCGAATCCTGTTCAAGCAATTCCTCTGTCGTATCAACCCTATTATCGATCTCTTGCCTATCTTCCATTGGAACACCGCCTTGGACACTTATGGAATCCAGCCGTTCTTTTTTAGACAGAAAGATAAATTGCCCGCCCTGTGGAATAGTGCCTACTTTCTTTCCTTCTACGATTACCCCCCCCCTATACAGTTACTAACTATTTTATACTCATATAGTTTAGCGTTATTTTCAAATCTTCGTCTCATAATTTCATAAAATTAATTCAGTAAAAGGGCGGACATAATGTGAACTACCCCTTGAACCTGTATCCAAATGATCTCCTTGGATGTTTATATCATAATACCACGAATAGGTAAATTTGTATTTCGAGTGGATGTCCACATTCTATTACTCATTATCGTACCTCCTACCATTAAAAGGCATTCATTTATTTCATTAGCATACAATGATATCAAAAAAAACTCTCCGGCGCCACCTACATATCCATTTTGACCATTTTTAAATAAATAGCTATTAGCTTTATTAAAAGCGTAATCTGTATTACTGGTATCATATTCAAGATACGCATTCTGATTTTCACGCCCCCAATAATCCTTTTTAATAGTTCCAATATGAGAACTATCTTGTGCAAATATATTGTCTATTTCTCCATCCTTACCCCAACGAGATGTGCCAATATATTCGGTGGCTATAACAAAACACACTTTATCTACAAGAGCTATTCCATTGCATAGATCATTGGAATATCCTTTATTAGACCAATTTTCTTTTGTATATAATCCTCCATCTACATGTTGGATGTATATGCCTTTATTGATTATAAGCGAGGGATTTACCCCCATCCCTATTTGAAATCTTCGTCTCATGATTTTTGTTTGCAAGATAGCAATAATTGACAACATAAAAGAAACCGGTTCCCTATCATCTCTGACTGAGAACCGGTAAGAAAACAATTTCAGAAAAAATTAAACCTACATAACCTTAAAGTAAGAACAAAAAACGTATAGTCTACTCTTTGACAATGCTAAGATAACATATCTGGCTCACATCAAAGTAATGTAAGCTCGATATTCTTCGTCTATTTGTAGCTTGTATCCTCATCACCTTCCGAATCAGGAGTGGCGCCGATGAAGAACATCATTGACTTGTTGTTCGTCTGCTGCCACCAATTATAGGCGCGCGCTACGTCTTCCGGCGTCTTGATATTATACCATTGTTTGATAAACGTCTGTTTGGCGAGTTGCCTAAATAACTTAGACTCTCCCTTGTATGTACCGGATGTTACTTTATCAAGTGAATAATTCCTAAGATCGGTAAGATCCTTCAGTTTTCGCCCCATAACAAACGGATCGTTAATGATATCTACCACGTTAAGCTCCATAATAAACGGCATCTGTGAAGCTATTTCGTTTATGGTTCTGAATCCGACATAGGATCCAAATTGAGTAAGCCAACTTTCTTCGTTTTCATCATCATCACGCCATCCGGCAAGAAGCATAGATACGGCCTGCATGATAAGGAACGTGCCGGCATAGACACTGAGACGTTTGAGATTGGTTTTTTCTACCTCATTCATATTGTCTTTATTTTCATTCCAGACATCTATGATGTTTTTCATACCAGACTCGGAAGCCAGGCTAAATGTTTTGGCTATCATATTCTTTAACGTAATTGACAACCCTTCCTCTTCTTGCATTGTCTGGAAATTGAAGCCACGTCTTTTCCACAGACGTTGAGCCGCCAGCACCAACCATCCTCGGTGGGCGGTCATGAACCTGGCTATCCAGTTGCGCGATGCGGCAGTTCGGTTTTCTTCATTCAAAGATCCGTTACATATCTGCGACAAGCTACGGACTTGATTCCTGGTTATAGCCATCTGGGTTTCAACTTCCTCAACAGTAACACCTGATCCGGGCTTTACAACCACCTTCCCATCCACGACGTCTACCATACTCCATAAAGTACGATCTTTTAATGCGTTCCATTCTCTTTTTATGGTACTCTGTTCTTTATTACGTTCTTTTTCCATCTTGAAATCTTGGAACGTGTAGAACCGACCTTTGTAATAACGAACATTGTCCATAGTAGCAATCATAACCTGCGGATCAAGAGGGTAGTTCAGGATTTCCATAAAAGCATACATAGGCGAACGCATTAAGGTCCTGGCCGCTCTATTGTATCCGGCACCATACATACGATTTCGGATATTGAATATCCCCATTCTCTCACCTATGACATATAATTTGCTTTTCCTATCTATGTCTCCGGTTTCTGCTATACAAGATGGAGCAAGGCGTGAAAATTCAGCCGATGCGTATTTAAGGGAGTCTTTGCTTATATACTGTCCTACGGCAGATTCCATGATGAGGTTGATATGACCTGTCAGGGCGCCGGTAGCTGCCACAAACGGAGACAGTGCCAAGTTCATGACCGACATAAATCTTTCAACAGCCATCATAATTCTTGTAAGGTCTACCGTATATCCTCCGATGTTCACCGTAAGTTTTTTGGTGTTCATCCTAATGCCATAATAATGATCGTTGAAGAAGTCCCTGAACATCTGATATGCTTGGGTTGCTTCAGCCTTTTTACCACCTTCAAATTGTTTATTTAGTAACATCTGCTCCAGTCCTTGAGCGAGCTCTATAGACTTCTGCTTTTCGTTGTATAACGATGACTGCATCATAAGCATCGAATAAGAGTAGCCAAAATCGTGAGATACATCATCTTGGTTCTCCAATTCATATATGTAGTATTTAGGTATAGACCTAAGTCTGTCTTCCGGATCATACACTTCCCCTTGTCTGGTTTTACCGTATAGAGAATCGTCTACTCTGTCCAGGCACAGATCTGATACAAAATTACGAACCGTATTTTTGAAGTTAATACCCAATCCTTCTATACGTTCTATATCTTGTTTTGATATCTGTGGAATAGCATACAGGTTCGGGCTCTGCTCTTTGTATAGATCAAGGGATTGTCTTTTTATTTCCTTGAGTTTTTGAATCATATTCCACTGCTCTACGTTTTTAGTAGCAACTTCATTACCGTCAGCATCATACTTGATACCAAAGTCATTGAAATACGATTCATCACGATACAGGCTTTTCTTAGGCATGCGATGACCATACCCATGATCTTTTACATAATCAGGATTACGGCCGCTATTTTCGGCTTCAGATTCAGCCACCCATGCCCTTGCAGGATCGAAAGACAGGTATGATATGTCCATGCCATAATCTTGGGTGGATGTACCGTTTTGTACGTCCTTAACCATCTGCGCTACATCTATCTCACCTCGACCGATTTTGTCGATCATAGCCGCATATCCGGTAGGCGCCATGCGTTTATAGTACGAAAAGACCTGGCTCCTGGCAAATTCATTAACAATAGCATTAGCTTCTTCTATGCCCGCTTTTATGTCAGCTTCTATACCCTCTTCCCTTGTATTATTTAAAAATAAGCTGGCCATCTTAGCATTAACAGCATTCCTAAAATCTCTACCGTCTAATTCTTTGCTTATACCAAGCTTTTCTGACAGGTAGTTGGTTTCAGATACGGTAAACAGATATCGGTTATCAGCAGCCTTAAACAGCTTATCCCTTAAAGCCTGAATCCTTTTTGCTTTCTTCGCCGTAGTATGACGTTGTACGAACTTCCATTCTACTTCCTTGGAGTCAGCAAGAGCATTTAAATAAGACTGATTTACTTCGTTTTCAGCCTTACTGCTTTTAGTAAGGTACTTATCAATATCTTCAAGACCCACCATCTTAGCATAATCTATCAAAATAGCGTAATCGGCTTCAATAGCTTCAGATGCGGCCCTAAAAGCATCTCTTTCAGATAAGGTAAATGTCGCTTCATTAATTTCTCCGATATCAGCCACATCGCGATTGTTTCCGATTATTTCCTTGATAATAGCCTTATTTTTTTCTATATCTTTCACAACAGAATCCACGTCAGTCGCATCTCTATCACTTGTCGTAGAGCTAATGATATCATGCGCCATTTTAAGATACGAAGCCTTGTTATTTGATTCGGTACGTGCCGACTGTTCCGATTCTACATCATTCCAAAACCGATCATTAAATGACAGGTGACCTCCCAACATAAGTGTCTTCAGCGCAGCTTCTCCTCCTGACTCGCTCTGAATCGTTCTTAATTTTTGCAAAAACGATTCTGATACGGCATTAGTGACATTATTTGATTCCTTTCTCCAAACTTCATTTATAGCTTGTATTTCTTTGGCCATCTTAAGTTGGTCGCCGGTTTTTTCCACTCTCCTGGTTCCTACATATATGTATTCTGAAGCTGCTTCCTTACGTTGTTTACGAAGCAGTCCTTCTTCTTCGTAATTGCTGCTTTTAAAATAGGCAACCTCATCAAAATTACCACCGCTATCAATAAAAGGCTGCCTCAATATCCGTTTTTGCCGGGATAGAGCATTAAGATATTCTTTGGTTGTTTGAGAAACTGGATGCCCTAATTCTTCTTCAGCCTTTTTGTATATGGATTCCATTCTTGTGGCATAACTTTCGCTAAATTCCAGTTCCGAATTTTCAGCATCCCACTTTTCCATCTGTTCCGTATAGATCTTTTCCTGCTCGATGGTAAAAATATCGGTATTAACTCTATCAGACGATGGTTTGAATTTAGCGTTTTCAGTAACCGTATTTCCATCCTTGTCAACTACTTCTCTTTTAAATACGTAATTACGGTTATTGTCAACCACATTATTGATTTCTTCTTCTGATATCTCTATGTTCATGGCAGTCGCAAACGCTCGCATCTGCGCCAGCTTCTTATTACGATCGTATTTAGCCATATCAAGAGCACTACGAAGGTAATTAGAAGTTTTGCCGTCTACTTTCTGAAGCAGTTTTTCAAATTCAGATTTGTTAAAACCATGCTTTTTAGCATATGCCAGGAAGTCGGATATGGCGGGCTGGGCATTCACCATCGCATTGTAATTGTCTTTGGCAATCATAGCTCCAAGAGCGTTATTGAACGGACTGGAAGAATGCTCTAATATACCAAACCACCTACTTATCCAAGAAACATCGTGTTGAACCTTGTCGAAAAATTCTTTTACTCTCTTTACCTTATCTGCCGGCACATGAAGTTCGTTCATTAACTTATCAAGCAACGTACTTTCATCAAGGTCTTGTACTGATTTAATATCAGACTGAATACCATTGATGTCGGCAATGACGGTATTGATCCTATTTGTATAATCCTGCTTTTCACGTTCATCAAATTCGGTACTTCTGTTACGGATATATCCTCGAAGATCGTTCATGATCGGAAGAACCTGATTGTTGATAATATCTACGTTCTTTCGATCATTGGTATTGAAGTGAAGCTTGCCGTCTTTGGTATCACCATGAAGGATGGTGTTCACCACATTACTTAAGTATCTGACCTGAGCTTCGGCTGTGGAGATCATGCTGTTCATGGCAGCCGCCATCTCATTCTTGTCTATTTCGGTCTCTACCTTATTTATCTTATCTTCTATGATCTTAAGCTGAGCAAGGGTCATAGACGTAGTTACAGCCCTATCAGAGCTTATCTGACGTAAGTCTCTTAATGTTTTTCTTAGTGATCTGATCTTGGACTCAAGAAACTTGTTCTTGTTCATAGAAGAAAGAGAGTATAATGTAAAGTCATTATCCTTTAACAGAGAGGTGTCAAATCCTTTATCTATGTCAGTAATGGCAAGATCACGAATGTTTTTAATAACGTTATTCAAATCCTGTCTTTGGGTTGATAAAGCTGATTTAAGCCAGCTTACGATTCCATAGAAAAGCTGCCGGACGCGCCCCAGGAAGGAGGTGGGCTCTACCGGAGCCTGTGCTGTGCCGGTCTGCATCTCCCTGGCAAGGATCTTTCCAAGAATTTCTCTCCTAACGGCATTATCAAGCTCAGCTCCTTCATATACTTTACCGTATGTATTATAATACTGACCTGCATACTGGTTCCACTCTTCCGTACCTTCTACATCTTGCAGAACAGCCTCAACAGCATTCTGATCTCTGTATGCCTCTACAAGGAAGTGGGCTGTTTCTTCTACTAAATCAGATAAAGTAGCATCTTCACCAACTGCTATTACGTTATTGGCAATATCCGCCAATGCCTTAGCAGAAGGCTCGTGCCCGTATTTGGTTTGGTACTTCTCTATATAATCGGTCATACCTATGACGCTAACGCCAAGAGTTTTCAGTATCTCGACAATAGAATTTCGTTGGTCACGTTCCTGCCTGCTATAATCTGATACGATCTTAGCTTTAGTATCAGCATAAAGATCGTTGTCTTCTAATATGAATGAAACTACAAGCGCATCAAAATGATCGTACTTGGCGTCCAATTCATTGTATCTTCCTGACTTAAGATCGTTCTTTATCTGTTCCCTACTAACCCTTTCCGTTCCTCCGGTGGCAAGTCTCATAGTTACCTTACTGTTATCCAACGAGCTTATGGTTATCATACCCTGGTCGTTCATGGAAACATCGGAACCAAAATGATTACGGAGCTCAGTGTATGATAAGGCTGAATTGAAAAGTCTAATTTGTCCTGTATGACCTTCTCCTGTAAGATAATAGCTTCTTGTTTCAGGATCGAATATCTTAGATCCTGACAAAAGACCTTTCTTTATAAGGTAGTTAATTATACCACCTTTTGTTGATAAAGAAGTAGAAGCAGAAGCGGTCATGACCGGTATAAAAGACTTGGGATTATTAAGAACATACTTCCCAGCCTTGTAAGTAATGTCTGCCACGCCATCCACGGTGGATTCTTGAACGGTGCCTGATAAGAATCCTATTCTAATATCATTACCGCCAGAGCGAAGAGCTTCTCCGTAATCTTCAAATAATTGACTACGATCGTTCATGAAAAACAAACGAGGCTCTCCGGTCTGATACGTTACACCCACAGGATTAGAATCTGTTTCTGGTAACTCTTCTGGGCTAAATATCTTAAGACCGTCCTTTATAACCATATAATTAACACCCTTATCCTGTACCATAGATACGGGAGTGAAGTCCGAAGATATAGCATCTTGTAGATACTGCCCGGCGTCTATTCCCGGTCCTTCCGGTACGGAAATACTTGACGGGACCATAGCATCCACCAACATAATATTATCACCCAGATCTTGGCTGTAAAATCCAAAGCCCGATTCTTGGATTTCATAAGGTGCATCTGATTTTGACACAAGAACAGGATTACTCATCTTAGAAGCCTTATCCAGTACCCTTTCTCTATAGGCTTCCGGAATAAGATCGATGTTGGATTTCACCTTATTGTAGGCCTGTTTGTTGATAGGCACTCTCTTTCTCCAGTCGCCAAAAGCCTTTAAGAACTTATTAGAAAATACGGTTTTAAAAACAGTAGTAGCCCGTTCCCTATTCTCCATAAGGGGAACAGATGCTATTTTATCAAACAACATAGACCTGTCCCCTGATCTGGTAGAGACAGAAACAACTTTATTTTTATTATCTCTTTTAATAATACACGTTGATGTCATAGTAAAACATTTTTGTTATGAGACAAAGGTAGTTAAAAATCAAGCATATCATAAAAAATAAAGCCACCTAACTTCTCAGTCTGATGGCTTAAAAATAATATGAGAAAAAATTATAATCTGACGAAAAATCGTCAAGTTCAGCTTATATGTAATGCATGTACCCATCTCGGTGTATAAACCTTCCCGATTCAAAGCGCTCAATATCTTCAGGGCAAATAGGGCCCGAATCTTCTCTTCTGGCTTCAAACCAAAGCCCCGGCTTACGAAGTCGGCAAGTTATGATATAATTGAAGCAATTGTGCGTAAAATGGAAAACAGATCCTACAGGGAAATACCTATCAGCTTGAAATACGATTCTTTTTCGTTTAGTATCAAACGTGATATCTCCTACTATCTTAGCCACGTAATAGCTTCTGCTATTTAACGTTTCATCTGTTTGTGGTATCCAATAATAACCTCTTGCCATGCCACAAATATATAAAAAAAGTCGGACAAGACACATGTCCGACTTTATATTACTTTGATTCATTTTCAAACCGCTTTATAAGAGAAGCAATATCATCACCACAAACAAACATCATTCGACGTTCTTCTTTTGGTTTATGAGACACTGGGATGGTTTTGTTTATCTTAATCTGATTCGCCAGACCTCTGCCTAAACGAATATCAACTTTTTTACCTTTCATGAATTATTTGTTTAAACAGACCAATTCCATCTATTATAATATGACCGCTTTGCATACGACCATTATTAGGATTGTAAAGAAAATTGAAACCACTTTCTTTTTCCTGTCTTTCAAAAGAACTGATATCCTTTCCTCTACGGGCTCTTTCAAAAGCTTTCTTGAACAATTTGCCTCTAAAGGTCTTGACGAGGATCTTGGTAGCGTTATTGCCGGCTTTTACCATTGTTTTCCTTGTCTGGTCCTCCGAGACAAAACTGCTTCGGAAAACATACGATGCTGCTGCTTGTATATCTTGTTTAGTCATCATATGCCAAACATTCCTTTCAGAATACTGATCTTTATTCCGTATATCAATTTCATCTCATCTCTATCATATACGCCAAAAAAGGATTCACTGGGATCCTTTGGATTTACGCTCAGTTGAATTATACAATTGTAAAGATAGACCTTAAGTTCATAATTATCAGAGTATCTATCCCGTATGGTTTCAAATGTCTTAATTAATTCTTCAACAAGTACTCTGCTGAATGAAAAAGGTTCTCTACAATTACCTTTAAATATGATATGATTTAAATCATTGGTATTATCAAATTCGTACTCTACCCGACTGTCGTCCATCATATCATAAGTGATTGACTTTTTGATTTTAAACCCCATGTTGTTTTGTTTTTTAGTTAATATAGATCTTCTGAATACAATTGTTCTCTAATGGCACTCCTATCTACTACCATTTCCTGATTATTGCTCTTAACAAGAGCAGATGCCTCCTCTCTTGTTAGAAACCGATTCTTGCTTGTCAAAAATCCTTGAACACTGCGGTTTTTATGGGCTATTCCGTATGCCGCAAGTTGCGATATTATGGAACAGTGTCTCAATCCACAAAATACGGTTCCAGATGGTATATTTACTGGACCGTGAGGCTTGTTCTTGTGATCTTGAACCCATATAGCTGCGCATACAACAATTTCCTTATCACACATAATTTACATATTTAAAATACCGTTTTTACCAATATGCTTCTTTTCTTCTTCAGTAGGCCATTCTTTCTTGAACTTACCATGCCACGTTCCAGGAACTACCACCACTTCTCCCCCCCCCCTTACTATATTCAATAGCGGCACATTCAGAACAAAGAGGCTTGCCTTCATATCCCTTTAGCGACTTATCGTAAATACGATTCTTACAAGGTCTTATAAGAGCCCAATAATATGATGTGGCTGTATTATCTATACAGCCACATTTTGAACAAACAAACAAACTCATCCTGCAATCTCCCAATCATTAGACATAATATCATGTTCGGTTGGATTCCAATTTGATGCTACTTTTTGACCTGTATCTACCATCAATATATTTACGTCAAACATACAGATATACTTTTTACCCCAATCAATTCTTTTTATCTTACGACCTAATTTAAGCCGTTCTAAAGCCTGTTCGAATGTCATGCCACGACGAGGCAGTTTGAGATACTTTTTAAGTCTGTCGGCAGCTTCATTTGGTGTATGGCCATCGTATTCGAAAGCGGTTTCTCTTTCAGGAACATCAAACAAATCCCAGTATTTGCTTTCATAGTGATTAGATACCTGACCGGTAGGTAGGATCGCCATCACAATAAACCAATCATCAGAACCGAAGCATTTTTCTCCATCGCTGTGTCTCCTTGATTTGCAAACTTCAACCTGTCCGTTTCTGGCTAATAGATTAAAGAAGGCGGCGTTATACAACATGCGGTACCGATACAATTCATTGAAAGTATGGTATCCATCAGAAACCTCTCCCATGTCTCCAGGTTCTGCTTCAGGTTCAGGATGATTCGGGTAGTGGTAGTCTACTGATGCCTCTAACACGGACTTTACGTGTTCCATTACCCTCGTAGCATCATCATGTTTAAAAAAATGCTTAATTCCTTCAACGAATTTAATATCTTCGTTGATTGCTGATTCGAACTCTTCTTTAGTCATTACCCTGACTGAATCTTTTAATTCCATTATTTGTAATATTTTAATTGTTCTGAAATCCTATATTTACTTATATCATCGCACAAGTTACACCCTCCTGTACATCCACAAATCAAACAATACGAGTCTCTTTCTGTCTTCGATTTGGATTGAAAATCTCTTACGGCTTTAATCCAGATAGGAGAAATAATCTTACCGGAAAATACAGGTACATCTAAGATTAATGTTTCCATTATTTTGGCAAAATATTCATATAACACGGCACATCTACCACATCTCTTCTACGAAGTCCCTTATCAAAATAGGAAACCATATAAGTGTTTTTACCTTCGTGATCAGGTCTGGGATCAAAGCATTCAAAAACGAATCTTGTTCTACCTTCAAGATGACCAAACATGAAAACAAATTCGCCACCGTATCTTTTATTAGCCAATTCTTCTACAGTCATAACCTATCTCCTCCTAATCCTGAATTGATGCTAACATACTTAACACGGACATCATTTCCACGTCCAAGCTGACCCCAGCCGGGCGATGGCGTTCCCTTAGCCGGAGCAGGAACGGCCCTAAGCCGAGACCAGTCCTGCTTTTGCCTCATGGCTTCAGCCTCTTTGTAATACCGGTTACACAGTTCTTGATCTTCGTAACCAACGTAATCTTCCTTATTTTCCATATAGAATACTTTTTCAACAAAAGTACGACATTCATGAATTAATTAGATTTAAAATAAAACAATATGAATTAAAATAAAAACCCGATACGTTAAAATCGCATCGGGCCCGGTATTGAAAAAAAATAGGTTCAGATCTTGGGTAAAGATTCGAGCCAATTTTTAACATCTTTATATTTAGGGTCTTTGTCTATTCTATCTTTCAGTTCATGCAATGCTGAGTCCATAACCGTATTCGGTACGCCAATCAACTCTCCTATTAAATACAATGGGGTTTTATTCGATTTAGATTCGTGTGCTATATTCATGTCAAAAAAAAGTTATGTGAAACAAACCGGCCACGGGTATTCTATTGCCCGCCGACCGGTATAATATTTTTATTCTTTTTTTTCCAAACGGGAAAAACGGGAATGCGGGAATCATATTTTTTACTATGGCTCCCGCACCACCGGAAGGACCTGGATCTGGATCTCAGGTCAGATCCTTCCAGTTTATTTTTTCGCCGAGGTAATCTTGCACGGCAAGCCATCTTATAAAGGCTACTCCTTCGGGAGCATCCGGATCATCCAAATACATTAACGTAGCTTTCACCAACTCGTTCTCACATTTGAAGACCTTCGGAAAACCATCCGAATAGTACATTGCAAAGACATATTGGACATCGCCCCATGTCGCTTTATCCGGCTTCTTCGCTCCGCACTTTTCAAAAATATCTTTTATTTCCGGCTGCTTCCAGATCCTCTTGGATCCATCGACGTTGACCATCTTCTTTACCGCCTCATCAGCGAGAGCATTAGAAAAATGGTAGCCGTAAGTATCTACATATTTCTGATAAGCTGGATCCTCTGCGTCTGCTCCTCAATAAGAACGACCTCTGCCACGTCCGCGACCTCTACGCATCTGAGGTCCGTCACCGTAGTATCTGTCGTCTCCATAGTAATCGGTCGGGTAGGATTCGTAACCCATCCTCCGGTATTCCCGGTCCTCCATTTCATGACGACGTTCGCGCTCTTCAAGCCTTCTTTCCCTTTCTTCCAGCTCGTTTTCTCGCTCTTCCATTTCCTTCATCTTCTCATGCATACCGTAATGGTCGTAAATACCACCACCGTACCCCATGTACGTCCCATCAGAACGCCGGCTTCTGCCTCTGCCTCCACCTCGTCTGTCTTCTATCTCGTCATATCCAGGATATTCTCTGTGTCCTGAATTTAAATCATATACTATCATATTATACTTATTTCAAACGTTCTACAATTAACTTCTTTAAATCTTCGAATGAATCAGTAAGGTCATTCACCTTATTTTCTATACCAGCTATTTTACGATCCTGCTCTCTCGTTTGTTTGAATGCCGGATTGATGTCCTCTAATATAGATTCACAAGCCTCTATCTTGGCACGATGGGCATCTACGCTGTTTATTATGTCTTGACTGGTGTTTTTTATAGCATTCAGTTCGTTCATAATCGGATCTATGCTGGTAGATAATGTTATGCCCATAGCCTTAGCCACATTCTGGGATTCCGGGACCGTATAGGTCTTGGTTTCGCCAGTGAGCTCTACCGTCAGATCCACCACGCGGGTCTGCATCGCCTGATACTGACCTGGCTGAGGAGGAAGATACCTGGGTTCGGATACGGCTACTACCTTTCCCAATTCGTATTTAGGTACTGTATTAGTATCAAGGGTATGTACCTGAAACCCTTTCTTCAAATCTGAAAACATGATCAAAATATTAGTTAGGTGAAAATAGGGTGATGATCTTCATCACCCTACTGAAATCATTTACCTGCTTTAACTTCAGACGCCTGGGCTGCCGCTACTGGAACACAGCAATCCATTAATCTTAACACGCCACGAACTTTATTGAAGTACAGAAGGCGTTCTGTGCCATTTACCATAGCAGCACCCGTGACAGCTACGTTAATAGGGTTCACGACATTCACTCCCGTAACCGGGCAACAGGTGTCGGATCCTACTGTTGAAACTGTGCTGTTTGCCGGGACCGCAATCTGTACCGGTAGAGCACTTCCGGCTGTGGGGACTACTTGCCTTATTTTAAGAAGGATAAGACCCTCACACGGAAGGGCGTGCCAAGCCCGTGGGTTAATACCGAAGATTGTATTTGTCGTACTGACAATAACATTCTTCGTAACCATCTCATACAACGATCCTATTTTAGAAACACAAGCCATATTAGCCTCCTTTCTTAATAAAATCAGACAGCAGCGTTGTTATTGCAACATCCGTTGTTACATCCACATCCGTTATTGCAGCAACCTCCTCCGAATACCTGTCCCCAAGTATAAGCCTGGTAAGGAGAACAAGAGGGGTAGGCCGGGACGGCCGTCGGACGTAATTGACCAACGATATTCTGGGTTTGTTGCTGAGATAATGCCGAAGCTGTCAAAGCCGCTTTTTCTTCACGAAGTTGAGCAATAGTGTTCTGCATTTCCCTCATTTCCAACTGACAGAATTTGTCGTTGATCATGACGTTTTGAGCATCAAGTTTAGCAGACAAGATATTGAATTGGCTTGTAGCTTGCTCACGATTGTTATTCAGACCTTGGTTGAGACCGTTCTGCAAGATATTGGTTTGTTCCAACGTGCGAAGTTGGTTATCAAAACCTTGCTGAGTAATCATTCCCTGAGTCTGGCAAGTGCTTTGATTGATCAACGAACTCAGATTGCAGCAGCAAGAGCTGATTTGATTTCCTATTTCACAACCTTGTTGTTGAACTGCGTTGATAACAGCCTGAGAAGTCATACCTACCTGACCAGCTACTTTATCAATAGCACCCTGTACGTTGCAGATAGCGTTCTGAAGTTGAGTAGTAGAACAGTTCAAAGCAGAAGCAATCTGATCTATGGCGCTACGATTACCTTGAATTGCCTGCATCAAAAGTTCACGACCGTAATCGTTATTCAACTGAGCCGGCAAACCATTGGCACAACAATCACCGCCATTTCCAAAACCGTTACCGAAGCCGCGTCCACCCCACAGCCAGAACAAAACAATTATCCAGAGCCACCAACCGTTAGCCCCGCCGAAACCGTCCTGGTTGTTACGACCGTTCATCAAAGCCGCCACCAGATTAGGATCCATTTTATTACCACCTATCAAATTAGCAAACATGCCGGGAATCATTGAAAGAAGACCGTTGGTAGCTGCTGCACCACCACCGTTAGCCCCGGCTCCATCTAAAAGGACGATTTTATCACCACCCATAATTTTATAGTATTTAATTGTTAAACATACGTGCATGAAGCACGTAACAAAGATCATGATTGCAGGGTGGAATATGGGTGTGTTTATTTCCTATAGAAGAGAAGTATTTTCAGAAAAGACAGAAACAAAAAAAGGTAGTGTTTTTTATTCTTTTAAAACACTACCTATAAATAAACTCAAGAAAATTTACCATATTTTAAAAATACATTTTTAAGTTTTCCTTTTATGCCATTGAGGGTCACTTCATATCCGGCACCAGTCATGTAGATAGTTTGTTGATTAACCCTTTCTCCAGAATACTTGTCTACAAAATATGATCTATACACACCGTATCCTTTAGCCACTACATTACTGTACAACTCCCATTTGCCAAGACCGTTCCTAAACATAAACTTAGCCTCTTCAAGGAATGAGCGAAGATTCTTTTCGGCTATAATAACGCCATTCTGCTCTAACTTCTTTGCAATATCACGAATCAGCCACATATTGTTATGGTCTACTTTCCTAAAAGACTCGGCAAATTCTACATCGGGCTTATGTTCTTCTATTGTTTTCAAGGCTTGTTGCTTCTCTGCCTCTGCCTGAGATTTTTCAGCTATAGCTCTCTGAGCAGCTTCATACTGATCGGCCCATGCTCTTGCTGCCTCTGCCGGATTGGAGAAATCAGGTATTAATTTTCTTTTTTCATTATAAACACATCCATGAAATACACTTCTATAAACCTCAAAAACCGATCTAACTTTTCTGGCTATAAAATATTCTAAGCATGATACAGACAACATGTAGACCATAGAGGGTCTACCACCATTTGAGTTTCCCCCATTTAGGGGGAAAACCTTATAATCAATATCTTGCATGAATTGATCGCTATCTATAAGTGCTCTAACGGCCTTATCCTTTCTACTATACACAAGAGCGAAAACATCATCAAGTTTAATGGGAAACTTTTCGCCTTTTTCTGTTTGAGACAAGATAAACTCAAAATACCTCTTGATAGAAGATATATCTTCTAATTTTAAAATAATACTATTACACATAATAAAAAAAAATAGGCCCAAAAGAGAATGTCAGATCCCACTATGACAAACCCTAATGAGCCAAAAATATCTTTCAACATCAAACAACCAGAGGTGGGATCTCGTTGTTCATTGTTTCTGGAACAAAGATAGGAACAGGATCTTAAATAGCAAATATTTTAATACTTTTTAAATCAAACCAGGGCCCGCATCACTGCGAACCCTGATCTACACTAATCTAAACTAATACCATGAAAAACTTAAATCTAAAAACTAAAGAACACACAAATGTATGAAAATGTATGCTTTTCACAAAGAATCTGTATCCTGTTCTTTTGTGTGATTCAAGACATGGGATATAGTTCTGATACTTAATCCGGTTTGATTTTGTATCAGATTATAAATATAGGATTTTGAAACTACAGTTCTTAATTGACCTAAATCATTCATAATGTTTTTATACATAAGATGAATGCTGTTGTTACGTTTGATGGTACTGATTCTCATTTCCTACTGTTATTAGTTACGTTCGGTTCTTACTTTTTCCTTATTCCCATAATCCCTTCCTGAAACTAATATTGCAAACTTAACAAAAATAATCCATAAACAATGAAAATCTAACTTTTCTTATATGTTATTGATATACGTATATATATGAGAAAAGTGAGACTTTCACAAGCCTCACTTCCCAAATTATAACTATGAAAAAACTATATATATATACAAAAATTACCTGCATTCTAATTTGTTAAGGTCATCCAATTCAGACTTGCTTACGGTCATATCTTGCGTCAAGCCAGATCTGTTTTGGTATGGAGCGTAATCGGTTTCTACCGTCTTAGCCTTCTGAGTAGAATCGTATTTCACCTCCGATTCGGTTCCTGTCAGATTTTGGTAGATAGAGCCGGAACTACTCTCGCTTACTTTAGACCATATCTTATTACCTACTCTTATAAAATTATCATAAATACCTTCTGCTGTTATAACACCATCTTGCTCTACGATATTAGAACCCGATTTTTCTTTTAACAAATACGGGTGCCTGGTGTAAAAATAGTGTTCAAAATCATTCCCGGCATACGAAGGGTCATACTTCTCCAAATAAAACAATTCTGATAAAGAAGGGTCGGTACTGGTCATGCTATAATCAAACAACATCAACCTGTCTTTTCCAGATAAAGATAATTCTATTGATTTCAAAATATCAGGATCATCAGAAATAAGACCCAAAGATGGACCAGGTTTGAAGTCAAGATACTTATAGGCATTATCATATAATTTTGTTTTATGGAGTTTGTTGTCAAGGTAAGATTGGTATAAATCGAATAAGGATAATGGGTTTTCGCTATCTTGTTTTTTGTTCATGTATCGACTATACTCCCGATCCACATCCACGTAAGGAACGTCAAGTACCGCAGGGTGCCCAAACGCCATCCTGGTCATTATCATGTCCTCTGTGTTCTGAGAATCCATGAACGATCTGACGTATTTTTTAATGGAAGCCATGAGCGTATTATTATCTACGTTCCGTACTTTCTCTTTATCCAAAACGCCGTTCTTAAAACAAGATTCAGGATATATTTTAGTAGAAAAATGAGTTAGGTCGTGCTTGGCTAATACTGTTGATATTTGATACATCTCGTTAAGATCATCTTTGCTGATCCTTTGATATAGATTATCTCCTACCTTAAGCAATGAATGTTTCTCAAATGCCTCTACTGGGTCTATATCGGATTCAGAATAAACGATATTCAAATTATCCATATACTCCGGCAATAATCCAAAATAATAGTCTGTACTATCACCAAGAACATCATCTATAGAAGATGCCAGCGTTGGAGCATAATTTACATCATTATGCCTGGCCACATAAATATCAAGATCCAGCATCAAATTATCTATCTTATTCAAAGATTCTTCTGTGCCATCATAAGTTTCCGATGTCCCTATTATATCTATGCCAAACCACGTACAAGCCTCTTCTATATCCCATATCATGCTTCTTAAATCGGATTCGGTGTCGGCATTAGCCCTATGTAAATAAGCTGATATACGAGCTCTTAGGAACTCTATTTTGCCGGAATTGTAATAAGAAAGATCTTGTAGCTTAGACAAAGATCTTCTCTTGCCTTCCACCACATCATCCCCTTCTATGTTTATTACCGGAATCTTATTCGTAGATGAGAACTCATCAAACATAGATTCGGCAAATTCTTTATCAGAAACGAATTTCTCAACCAGTTCAGGATATGAATTTCTCAACGATTCAAAAGCAGATGAAAATTCAGAAAAGTTTTTTATGCCGGCTACTGTTTTACGCATAGCATAATAAAGCTCAGAAGGATTATATGGCACTTTTTTACCAAATTGGTTAAACACTCCCTCCTTGTAAACAATAGGACCATACTGATAGTCAATAGACATAAAATAATTATCTTTTTCCCTATCATGTTCGTTAATAGAAGAATCTATTAACTTTCTCATGGAAGTCGAAACCTCGTTTAAAACAGAAGGATCGGATAAAATACGACTTATTTCTGTTTCATCATACAAACCGGATCTCCTTAATTTCTGCTCATTCAGTATCAAACTGCCATCTACATAAAAATCGAAGAGAATAGCATTAGACAATGAAGACGCATTGAAAAAATAATGAGTAGACAAAAGGAAATCCCTTACATCCTTAATGTCCTGAGCCGTTAAGGGATCGGAAAAATAAGCCTGACGCTTCATATACGACAGCACATCTTCTAAAAGAGGTTCGCCATTAGGATCGGTATTAAACATCTCCCCTGGAGCCGGGTTATTCCAATGACCGTAATACGACAAAAAACCAGGAGTGTAAGCCTTAGCCCATACCTGAAGAGCCCGCTCGCTGTTTCCTAATACTTTTAAAGCACTTTCGTAAAGGACAGAAGGCTCACCGTTAGGAGCCTCAACCCGTTCTATTTTATTTTCCTTTTTTTCTATCTGACATTTGACACCCATGTTATGAAAAATGTTATGAAAAATATTAAATTCAATAAAACTTATTACATTTCTTTATAAGTTTCAGAATGCACCTTCTTAACAAAATACATTCGTAATCCTCACCGGGTTAAACAATAACCCTCTATCGATTATCCTACGAATTGATTCACAGGAATCACCGACTACTTTTCTCATAATGTTTAATGCTCCATTTACGTCTGCATTTATGAGTTTTCCTACCGAGGATTGAAACAATCCTCGGTTCTTCCTCTTTCCTAAATAGTTTTCATGTTTTCCTATCTTCTCAAATGCTAATGAATCACATTTTGAAGTATATGACTCTTCATGAATAACTATTTCAATACCAGATAATTCACATTTATATTCTAAGTAACTCACCAATCTCGCAAAAGGGATTTGGGTAAACTTTTGATTATTCTTTTTACCTATATTTACATTTTGTTTCCATCCCTTGTTGTAGCCTACAATTAATTTTGTTATCTTGGAATCGATAAGTAAATTAACTATCTTTCTACTGATTTTATGAAAGACATCTTCTATGTACTGTTCTCTATCATAATATAATTTCTTTATTCGTCTTGTTGTTCCTTTTATCTTTTGTAAATCTTTGATACTATTTAATTTGGCTAATGTCTTATTGAATAGCTTATTGTATGATTTAACAAATTTACCACTAAATAGAACAGTAAAATCTTCACTGATAAGAGTTGCAAGATTATCTATTCCTAAATCAATGGAAGCAATCTTCTCTTCTCTACCTTTAGATACTTCAGCATCTTTTACCTCATAAATGATTTCTATTTTATATCCACATGCTAATGGTTTTATTCTAATCTGTTTGAAATCTTTTATCAAATCAGAATACTTCTCATATTGAGGAATGGGTATTGAAATATCTTTTGATAGGATTATTTTCCCATCTTTTATTTTGCAACTCTGACTCGTGTAATACAAATTGAACTCATAACCTCTCTTTTTGTAATTTGGAAGACCAGGTTTTTCTTTATACTTAGTTGGATGTTTTTTGTAATCTTGGACCGATTTGTAATAACTTTTAATATTTTTATCAAGAATACGAAGAACTTGTTGAGAACATTGCGCCTTTAGTAATCTGTAATTAATGTCTCCATCTAAGTTCTTGGTATTCTTCATGATATCATCAAGTTCAAAATAGGATAACCACTTATCTTCTTTAGAAAGTGTTTCTCTGAAAATATACAATGCTTGGTTGTACAAGTTGTTGCTAATCTTGCACAAAGATGATATATTTTCATTTTGCCCTATGTTGAACTTATATACTAATCTCATTATTTTTAATACATTAAATGCTATTTACAAACCATGTATCTAAGATACATATTTCATTTGGATTATGAAATAGAATTAATTATTTTTGATATTATTTTGCATCATAATAATTAACTTTTTTGCAAAGTTAATTATAAAATCGACTTATACAATGACGGATCCCAAACTCCTTCTATATAAATCTCTGGAAAACTCAAACTGCCATCACGAAGAGTGGTAACCTTCAAACTGGGAATGTTAAAAACAGTGCTAACATCACTAAACTCACCATTCAACTTAATAGCATTTCCACTATTATCAGCTTCATAATAATAATAACAATAATTTTCATTAAGACTCGGATCATATTCGTACCAATATGTTAGATCTTGCATATGGTCTTCTATATTACCAATTTTATTTCCACCTAATATAAAAATACCATTATTGCTATGATGATAAACCGTAGATTCATAATTACCATAATTCCAGTCACTATTAAACACTATATCACTGACATCGGAATCATGATCTTTTAATACAGGCCCTATATGTATATGAATTTTATTAAACTGACATACATAAGGTCTTTTTCCTCCAAGCCTTTTTATATCTTCATTGGATAACTTATTATAACATCCTCCCACAAAATTATCCGCAGCATTAAAAAATCTCCTTCTCATACTCAACACTCCTTGTTTAACTCATTTATCGAATCCGAATTATCAGAACCTTCTACAAGATTCTTATTCCTATCTATCTCTTCCTGGCTCATGTTACTCATCATATTTTGTATTTTTCTACCAGATTGAGATAAAGAACGGATGAATGCGCTGGAACTTATCTTAACTCCAAGATCCGGTTTTGCCCTAAACGCTTCACCGGTACTGATATTATACAAATCATACACACCTGAGTTCATATAGAATTTATATATCCAGTTTCCACCAGCTTTTTTGTACCCTAATTTGGTTAACTCGACTACACTCATACCAAATTTAATGCCATTACGACCCATTATCTTCTCCGGTATAGGTTCTACCTTAGCCGGAACAGATGTATATGCTTCATCGCCGCCGTACAGGAAATAAGGGGTTGTCACCCTTGATATGTGAGTAAGCGACTCTTCGGATATACGAGGTTCGTCTTTCGCAGCCTTAGATCCTTTCCTTAGATTGGATATTCTAATAAAAGGATCGTATGTCAAAAAGGTTAAGCCGTATTCTACTTTATAACCTGACACGCCGTTAAGATCCCTTATAGCCTTAGTCGTATGCGAGTGGTTGATGGTGTCTATCCCGTACCTTGATTCCATATCGGTCATAATACTATTAACCTCATCTCCCTCTACATAAACCTCTTCTCCTTCCGGGATAGAAGTTATGCCGGCAGCCCTTCTAAGTAGCCATAAAGTAACTTCGGAAATATCAGAGAACTTATCTCCGTTCTTTCTATAGTTATCTACTTTTCCTTCTTGAGATCCAGGTAATTCGACATTTCCTTCAACTTCGACATTTGTTCTGGATTGTCCTTTGCCTTCTCCATCTCCCTTTTTATCGCCATCTTCCTCAGTGCGTACTGCACCGCCTTCTTCATTAGCCTGTGCTGTACCACCTCCTGTGCTTCCTTCTTTCTCATTATTTAAAATATTATCTGATTCTGACTCTATAGATTCCACAACAGCATCATACTCTGGAATGCCGCTAAGGAAATCTGCTACATTATTCAAAAACTCTATTTTTTCCTCGTTTGTCATATCAAGGCTTTCCACTGGCTCCCATATGGCAGGCAAGTTGTTTGTTTCTATTGCAGTAGAAACATCTTCTACAGTTTGGTTATCCACCGTAGGCAAAACTTTAGAAACCAAACTATTGATATCAGATTCCATTTTTTCTACTTCCTCTTTTGTGCCATATTCTTTTAGGGTATCCATGCCATTGACTCTAAGAGAATAATTCAAAGCCTTGCTCGGAACAAAATTAATATATTTCAAAAAGTTTTTCAACTCTGATATAATTTGTTCGTCAGATCTTGGCCCAACATAATCCGCGACTACCTGATCTGTTTGAGAACGAAGCCAAGAAACGTATTCTTCTAAAGTCTTACCACCTTTACTGAAAGGAGTGGATATTTTATCACCTACTGTTCCTTTAGGTTCTAATCCTATTTCCTCCTTAAGGCTTTTAGGATTACCTCTCTCACGAAGAAACCTCAAATCACCTCCTACAATCTTCCTTGCTATAAAATCAAAAATATTAGCATAAGACGGCAATCCTTCTTTTTCTATATGAGATTCTATTTCGTTTAACATAAGAGAGAAGTTTTTTCTGGAGGTGCGCTTCTTGCCATGTAAGGACTGCGTAGCTTGTGCCGCAGGAGCCGGCTGGGCTGGTGGCGCCGGCCGAGTCCCCCGGACAGGGTCTTCCTCTGGCATTTCATCTTCGTAAATATCCACATCTTCCTTGGAAGTAACGGTCTTACCCTCATCGGAGAAAGGGAGATCATCTTCTATAAGTGATTTAGGTCTGGAAGATGATTTACCAAACTGAATCCTGATCTTAGGAGCGACAAACATCTCACCTTCGAAATCTATTCCAGATTCTACTTCAGACATCACAATGTCTTTCACATTCCTGCTTTCATCTTCTACCCATTTAACAACATCAGGAACCGTAGATAATTTTTCTATAGCCTCACGAGCTTTTCTAAGCCCTGAAATAGGATTCAAATACGATACTTGATACGAAGCCGGATCAAGGCCTAACTTGGTTAGATACGCATTAAGATCTTGTATATCATCTTGACCCATCTGTAACAATTCAGAGTCACCTGATTCAAGCAGCATATCTATAAAAGAAATCCATTTCTTTCCTTCCTCTGATTCCACAGAACGTAGACTAACCGGGAAAAGATAATTAAGACCGTTTTTGCCTTTGATGACAACTACCGGAACTCTTACATTTTTGTAATTATTCCCCTTGTCATTTAATATAGAATAAGCAAATGGGAAGCCTGTGTATTTAGATCCGTTCTTAAGCACGACTTTGCCATTTAATACATATCCGACATCAGATACTTTTTCAGCTCCTTTTTCGGTAATAGGGAGATTTTCTACCTGACCATATCCTTGACCGTTTACTCTCATGTTAAACACCGGTCTTCCAGGAAGGGTCTGGGCAACAACATGCGTGCCGACGTTGATGGTGGCCGACCGGCCGGCGTCCTTCTTCCACTTGTTAAAAGCCGTTCTTCTTATCTTACTTATACCATCTATGCCTCCTGTGTCAGCTTTTACAACAGAAACGAATCTGTTTCCACTCATGACCTTGATAACCATATTGGATACCAGCTTATTTTCAGCAGATTCTATTCTTTTTTTATCACCGGACTGAACAGCATCATTGTATTCGGCAAAAAGAGACTGATTATAGGTATCATTTGCATCTATCTCAAGATTAACCTTATCTCCTTTCTTCAAAGAAGATAATGCTTCCTGATCTATTTTATCTACTTCATTCTCTCCGAATCCAACACCTGTTCTGTACGGAACCAATTCGTCTGAATCAAGACGCTTATAAACCAAAGAATATGAATTACCCACGTCCTGAATAGACACATCTGTGTAACGGTTAAGAACACGAGCCGATTCTTTGTCTATAGACCATCTCGCATGATAAGGCAGTTCTATCACGGTAGCCGTTTCTCCACCTATGTTAAGAGAATACCTTTTAGTGCCATTAGCGTTCGTTTCAGAGCTTATTTGAATAGGAACCAATGATTTTATAGAAGATATAAATTTATCAGCTCTAAGACCTGCAATTTCATACCTTTCATTGCCGTCATTGGAGATTCTTCTTACCATCAACGTCTCTGGATTCTGGACGCTATCTATGTTAGCTCCCGGTGTATTGTCAGATTCGTCTAATTCATTTACAAGAGAATCTATATTAACATCATCCTCTCCAAAATTACTTAACGTAGATTCGGAAATACGACCTTTATCAATAATCCTGTTTTGTTCGATATAAGGAAGGAGATCTGTGATGTTTCCAACCTGGCCAAGATCTTCTATGGTAAATACCGAATCGGCAAGCTCATCTTCGTCAACCTTCTCCCCTTTATCCCGTCTGTTCATTATATCAACATACGAAGAAATAGCATCATCAAGTTCCTTCCTTTGATCTGGTTCCAAATTGGATTTAGCCATATCAATAATAGCTTTATTATCCTCATACACAGATCTCGGACTTGTAAGCCTATCAGCCTTCTCAGATAATGATTTTATGAGATTAACAGGACTGTCACCCAAAGACGATACATAATCATCAAAATCTTGTTTATATTTATCATACACATCTTTTTCTCTCGCAGTAAGAAGATCGGCATTACCTGTATATAGTTTATCAATTATAGACTGCCTTACGGCCGGAACCATAATAGGATTATCCATAGCAGCCTCATAATCTTCATCTGATACAGACTCCGTAAGCGGTGACTCTTTTATATCATCTTCTGCTTCCTTCATCCTATCTTCCCTTACTTTATCAAGAGCATGCATAAAAGCCTTGATAGTCCAAGCTTCGTCTTCCGAAATCTTACCTTCTGACACAGCTTGATCTACTACCTCATCAGTATCATATTCACCGACTTTATTAGGCTCTGCAAAATCAGGAACCTTGTCATCCCCCTTATAAGGAGTAGACCATAGAGAAGACAGCGCTTTTGAAAACCCCCTGTTTTCCTCAGCTAAGAATCTTTTATCAAGCATCTTAGACAAGAAGTTATTCATATTCCTATAGTCCATCAAACTTCTTCGGTATTCATTTACCAAGGATCTCATGGCTTTGTCTTTGGCTGTAAACTTCTTTTCCTGTCTTGATTTTACATTAAAATAATCATCAAAAGCCACAAGCGTATCATAGGCTTCTATCACATCTTGTGAACTTATGGGAGAAAGAGGAGATGATAAAACAGATTCGGTTTTACTTACCAGCTCTTCTATCGAAAACTCTTTTCCTATTAACGTTGATAACTCAGACAACGAATTGTTGTAATTGGTTCTAAGGCTTTCCAATTCTTTGGTTTTTCGTTGTATGGATTCAGCTTGTGGATCTTTCCCTTCTACGTTGCGAGGGCGGGTAGCAAGATCTTCTATTTCGGATTCAAGTTCTTCTATTCTTGACCGTATGCCACGGATAGCCATCGCCCGCTCCCTTGCCCTGTCCGACAGCCGGGAGAACGTACTTAGAGCATCCGCCACGCGAGGCTGCCCCGAAAGCGTTTCTATGACAGAAGCTATGTCTTTCATTCTTGATTCCGATTGAAGACCAAGAAAAGCATTACGAGCCACGTATTTCCTAAACTCAATCTTAGAATCATCACCTATAAGATCTTCGGCAAAACTCTGGGCAGATCTGAAATCCGAAAGACGATTATTATAATTATCAATAATAGAGTCCTTGTATTTCTTTGCCTCTTCCAAAGACATTCCATTAGCTTCGGCTATTTCCGAAATAGGCATCATATCAATCATCTGCCGGAAATTTTCAGCCGAATCCTCTAAGGTTCCCATTTGGTTGTCAATAGACATCTTTTCAAACATAGCATCATCAAGCTCCTTACCAGTCATAGACTGGGCATCGGAACGAACTTGAGGCCCTAAACTCATTGATTTTTTCAACGTATTCAAAGCCGCCGTGTTAAGATTAGAAGATGCTTTGTTATATTCATTCACTTGCCTTTCCAGCAAGATCTGACTATTACTATACTCTTTCACCCCAAAGAAGCCTTCTCTCATACCAAACAAAGAACCGATAATAGCACCGATTCCTATTTCAGTCCATCCTTCTTTAGACGTATATTGCTTTTTAAATCCTTCATAAATAGCATCAAGAACATCAACGGCTCCGTTCATGGCGACATTATCATATCTTGACTTAACATATTCCTCAGCCGTATTCTGAACAGCACCTTGAGATCCTTCTTCCCATAAGCCTTCAGATACCGGTCTTTTCATGATATTGAAAACATTGCCTGCTATCTTCTGTCCTATATTGGGATTGGTTATTTTAATAGCCATCTCTCCCGGCTTCGCAACTTCCGTCCCTAATCCAAATAAATGCTTGTTGAGCCTCTTTTCCAACCCAGGTATAGCCTTTCCTCCTAACCCTATATACTTACCAAAAAGAAGCCAGTTAGATAATCCTACTATACCCATATTGGCGGCAAATATAGCACTACCTACATCAGCATTAGAATTACGAAAAACAGCCATTTCCTCTGCATTGGGATCACGACCATAAATCTTACGATAATAATCCTTGAAATCAGACTCGGATTGCTTCATAAAAGAATTTGCTTCAACCGATGACTCGAATCCGGCACTGGTAGCCAACAACGTCATGGTCTTAGCCGCCTCCCCTACATTTCTTCCGGTAGCAACTCCTTTTCTTACATAGTCGTTAAACACGCTTTTAAGGCTTCCTATGCCCCTATTGGCGGCTTGCCTTGCTGCCAACTTAGCTCCGATTCTTCCACCTAATTTAGCACCTATATTGCCCAATGATCCAACTCCAAGTCCTCCGGTCATGTACGCTGATATCATGGCTCCTACGGTAAAAGACATTCCGTTACCAAGGACATCATTCCATAAGAAATTACCGGTATCCTTAAAAAGCTTCTGACCGAAATTATAATCTTCTACCTCTTTCTTGTAATAATGGGGAAGAAGCATGTCTATTTGCTGGTCAAGATCACCTACAAACTTATCCATGTTAGTGTTTAACGCAGCTTTGTAACTTCCCTCAGATGCCATATTGATAAGTTTGTCAGGCAATGACACAACTCCTTGAGCACCGTACAATGCGGACTTTAAAGCGAATTTGCCTACACCATTCCAAAACTTACTCCATCCGCTCTGTCTTCTGGCATAATAATCCTCATTATTTATACCCGGAATATAGTTGGGATATTTTGTACGCCATACCCCATCATTACCCATCTGATGACTTTCACGGATACTTACCTTTGGTCCATAGGGATTAAGAGGCGGCGGGGGGGGGGTGGCCGCCCTTCCAAGCCTCGGGGGTTTCCGCCGGCCATTCGGCAGGCACGTCCTCAAGCAGGTGGTGTTCCGGGGAGACGACTGCGAAGGTGGTGCCGAAGAGGGTGTCGGGACGGGTGGTGTAGATCTCCATGTCCTTGACGCCGTTCGGGGTCTCGACGTCGAAATGCACGGAAGCGCCGTGGGATTCGCCGATCCAGTTGCGCTGCATGAGCTTGACCTTCTCAGGCCAGTCGATGGTGTGGAGGTCTTCGATCAGACGGTGGCCGTATGCGGTGATGCACAT